GGTTTTCTATAACATCTTGAAAAGTAATATTTTCATTTTTAGAAATTGCGCTATGATTCCATTCTATTTCTGGGTGATCTATAATATACTTGAACCAAGACATTCTATGAACTAAAGATAAATAAAGTTTTTTCTCGATTCGTTTTAATGGAAAAACTTGCATCTTATATACGAAACCACAGGCCTGATGACATGAAACTTGAATATGATCGCATGATTCGTCTATCTCTCAATTGGTTGGATACGCATCGCATTAGAGAGAAATCGGTATTTCTTGCACAAGAAGGAAAGGAATACACTGCCATGCTAAATTTCTTGGAAGAACGACTTGGTTTTCGTCCAGAATTTGAAACAGAACTCTTCAAATTAATTATCAATACATAATAAATGGCAAGTATTTCGTTTCGAGGGAAATTGACATTTGGGTTTGACAAACAAGAAGATGTAGATAAATTTGTTCAACATTTTCATGTTGGAAAAGAGGGTAGCAAATCTGATTGGCCTGAAGACTATGAACTTGGAGATTATCCGTTTGATACTTTTAAAATTACAGATTTGAAAACGTCTGGTATGGAAATTGAATTGAGTTTTGATTTTACAAGTGAAAATGTTGGCGGCATGCCTCGTGAGAGATTTGTTGAAGCGATAAAGGAAGATTTTGATAGTTTGGCAGGTATTGATACTCCCGAATGGTACATTACACGTGCAGTAGCAACGCCGTCTCAGGAGGGAGCGCGAAGACGACGACGCAGAACAACACGAAAGCGCAAGACGGCAAGTAGAAAAACTCGTCGTCGTTAATTTTTTAAACAGTCAAACAATTTCGAATACCAGTAACGAGATTTCCGGGCCTTGTTCAATTCTTCTTCAAATCGTTTATCGATAGTGAGATAGTCATCTTTTAAGCGAATTATGGAAGAAATCTTTTCCTTTATTGCTATAGATAAATCTTCTATGCGGTGTTTTTCATCTTGTGTAAGATTCATCTTTTCTGATAACTTGTGTCTTTCATTCATGTAATCCTTGAGTTCATTGACTCGTAGCATTTCCCGATTGGCAATTTTTTTGACTTCAGAAAACACGTTGATATTGTATAGATTTGGATACCTATATCGTATCTTTTCGGGAAGAATAAATTGGTTCGTCTCTTTTATGTCACGAACTTCCTTTTCAGTCTCTTCTATAATTTGCGGAAGTTTGTTTTCTTCACCCTCTAAAAAAAGAACCTTTCCAGAAGAAAATTCAATACGAGATTGAAGTTTATCAAACTTGTATGCAGCAGTTCGATGTGCTTCGGCTCTTGCATCAAGTTTCAGATAATTAATGAGAGCAAGCAAAAAGGCGTTAAATCCGTTCAAAGAAGACACAATTGTTGGTCCATAACTTGCATTCTGCAAAACAAGACTTAAAATTGTACAAATTGCTGTAATCATGATTGCTGGAAGCATAAGAAAGTTTAATCTTTGTTCACACACTGTTTTTGATTCTGTATATAATAATTTTTGACCCTTGAGATACATGGCAATAATGTCAAGAATAGCAGAAAAATTATGTTTCTCTATAAAATACGTGTCTTGAACTTGTTGATTGACAAATTTAAATCCATATACGCTGCGAGCAACAGACTCTTCAATCGAAGATTCGACAGCACTCCCTTCTTCTGGTGGAGTTTGTATTTTTATTTCTATCTCTTCTCCCATATTAATTTACTATATATTAATACAAATGTTGGACAAATCCATGCCAAAAGGATTGTCGTCAGGAGGAGGGACGGTAAAAATTTCTTCTACTCTTTCGTGCACTGCTAGTCCCACGAAAAACTGGAAGAGTTCAAGTGTAAAGAATGAAACGTATGATAAGTCTGAAAAAATGTCGTCGTCGTCTGAAATTAGCAAGTCTTCGTCAAGTAGTAGTAGTTTTCCCATCAACGATAGTATGTCATGTCTTTTTTAGACTTGCCCTGCGACGAATAGTTACCTTTAATTTTTGTTTGAAAGTAGTTCGCCCCCCTCCTGCAACTGGAATCATTTTTGTTGGTCCGGTATTTGCTAATCCAGAAAGTCCCAAAAGACGTTTTTCCAACAGGGTATTATATTGACCCAATTCTGGGTGTTCTAGTTTTTCATGATAAATATTGCGTCGGGTATTGCCCTCAATAAATGCCCCCTTTTCCAACTCGTTTAATGTATCAACGGGAGGACTATAAATTACAGAATCATTTTTATCAAGATTTATCAAACTAGGCAGGTAAAAAGTTACTAATGATTTAAAATTGGCAATATCATCACTTGTAAAGGGTTGATTATTCCATGCTTTTAACAAAAGGTTTTGCAATTCTTCCTTTTCGTATACAGAAATATCTAAAATATCATTTACTACTAGTCGTTGTACTGAATCTGCATTGGCATCTACAAGAGTAGTTATGTTTTGATCCTTTACTTCTTGATAGTTTATGTAATCGTTTACATATTTTTTTGTCGAAAGTTGTCTTGATACTTCTTCTTCGTGTATCAACACTGCTTCATCAGGGAGTTTTGCGGTAATATAGTAATTTAATATATGTAGTGCTTGTATTGCATAAAACTTAAAAAGGAGACCCAATTCAATAAGAGCATTCTGGTAGACAATCGCCGCCTGACCCCCCGTTTGCGATCCTAGTATTGTTATTTTAGAACCTAATGTAATTTTATTTTTTCGAAATTCAAAAATCGGTTCTACAATTTCATTTAAACCATACTCGAGATAATTCGGTCCTCCTGCCACAAGTCCGTAAGTAGCAATATAAGACGCGCGATGAATACCAAAATTATAAATGTCAAAAATTTCAACGTGTTCGTTTATTGAAGAATCTGCCTGCTTTAAAAACGGTATATTCGGTTCTCTATTTGTAAATATGTTATTAATACCATTTATTAATTCGTTATCGACAAATCCAAACAGGTCTTCAAATTTTGTCTTATCAAACAATTGCATGTATGGATAAATTTTATTACGGATAGGTTTCATTATCTCCATAAACCTTTCTGAACTGTCGATAAAAACCCGATAGTCTGCATCTGTTCTATCAACCCATGAAGGAATAACAGGAATTTCTTCTGCCGCCGGGAAATGTATGATTAATAATTCGTATACCTTTTGATAGTAAAGTGCCTTTTTATTAATTATTCTTAACACGATATCTTTTACTACTGGCAAAACTGCAGGAAACCCTTCCAAGAAGGAAACTACACGGTCTCTGGCCGATGTAAGTTCGGTAAAAAAACTAACAACATTCGACCTTGCATTGAAATAGTAATCTGCCGTTTTCTTACACGATTCAAAAAGAGTCTTTGCAGTAGATTTGAGTTCATTCGACACTATTTGTTCTGGTGTCAACCCTGCTTTTGGATTTATAAAAAATAGAGCAGTGTTTCGATTAGAAGTGAATATAGAAAGTTTAAAATATCCAGATAAAGCGGCCCGTATTGCTGATAGTTTATCAACTGTGATAAACACGTCTATTTTTCCGCCAGACATGTTTACTTGCTCTGCATCACCAAGCGTTTTCAAATCTAAAAGAATTCTGTTTAATATATCCACTTGTCTAACTAGTTGAATTTCATTTTTTTTAAGACCCGAGCATGTTTTTATCAATAAATCTCCAAATTTTTTAGGAATGACTTTTTCACGATAATTTGCATTTTTGGTACAACCCTTGTTCAAATTATCCAAAATATTGTTGAGACTTGGTCCTGCAGTTACGTTCATTTTTTCGCCTTGTGCATTTATATAAAATGCAAACTCGTCTTTAGAACCAGTAACAACTTGCATAGTTACACCTTGGACTCCCGATAAATAATTTCTTATTACATGATTTTCACCCTCCCCGTTTATATTCGTTACACCTGGTCTAGATGAAACCCCATTTGATGAATCCAAAAGTGTACCGACTGTTCTTCTATGACCTTTTGGATCTAAGATTTCATGCATCCATGGACTGGCGTCGCATGTAAACGTGTTCAGTCCTAATACTTCTGCAAGATTACGATATACCAATTTAATGTTATCTGTCCCAGTTATTGAACATACTCTTCTTTCTTGAATTTCATTTACTGTTGTTTTTCCCGGAACAAATTTCAAAACACTAAAATCAGAATTTGCACGTATACCAAAAAACTGAGCAATCTCTTGATTGTCAAAACAATACCTAAAAAAAAGATCCTCTATTCCAGTAAATCCTATCGGAGGATTCGGTGAACCATATATTTTTTCTCCAACATATGAGCGCAATAATTTACCATCGCCAACATCCAATGCCTGTATTTGTTGTCGTATGTTCTCATTGACTCCTCTTGAAAGTTTTGATGCTGCATCGTGTAGTATATCAACAAACCCTAATAATTTCATTACCTCTTCACGTGATCCGGTTGACATAGTTATTTTAAATACAGAAATATTAGTTCAAAACGAAAAATGAAAAGATATTACAGCATACTCTTATAAGAATACAATGTCGTCGACCATCACAGGCATTCAGTTTGGTATTACTTCCCCAGATGAAATTCGTCGTCGTTCTGTTGTGGAAGTAGTAACTGACAAGACGCATCAAGGGAGCAATCCTGTTGAAGGTGGAATTTTCGATAGTCGCCTCGGTGTTATTGAAAGTGGAAAGATTTGTCCAACATGTAAACACACAAACTTGCAGTGTCAAGGACACTTTGGACACATTACTTTAACCCGCCCCGTATATCTCTATCAATTTCTAGACTATCTTATCAAGACACTCAATTGTGTTTGTTTGAATTGTTCGGGACTTATTGTAGTAAATGATGGAAATGAAGACGAATACTTGACATCGGAACTACGAGGAATGGATCGTCTCGCAAAAATTCGTCAAGATACTGTAAGTTTTATTTCAAAACTCAAGAAGGATATTGTTTGTCCCAAGTGTGGTTCAGAACTCATGAAGAAGATTGAGAAGCGTCAGGGAACGGTTTGTACATTGCAGGGTGTTCGTAAAGATAGTGATGACCCTGTAATTCTTCCGTCAGAACTTGTTTTGCGATGTCTCGAACGACTTGCAGATAAAGATATTCGAATTCTAGGATTTGACCCACAGTATTCGCACCCTGCGTGGATGGTGTGTACAGTTCTTGCAGTACCACCGTTGACTGTACGACCCCCTGTGGTTATGGACGACAATCAGCGGATGGATGATGACTTGTCGCATAAATTGATTGATATTGTTCGCAGTAATCAAAAACTTCGTGATCAAATTGACAAGGGTCAGTCTCGGGATTACATTGAACAGCATACGGCGCTTCTCGAGTTCCACGTTGCTACATATGTAGACAATGACATTAAAGGCATGCCGCCAGCAGCACAGCGATCGGGTCGCCCACTAAAGACTCTAAAGTCTCGTTTGGGTGCCAAGACGGGTCGTGTACGCGGAAACCTCATGGGTAAGCGAGTAGACTTTTCAGCGCGCTCTGTCATTACTCCGGATGCTAATATTGATGTAGACGAACTTGGTGTCCCTGAAGAGATTGCACGAAACTTGACAAAACCCGAAACGGTTACTTCATACAATCGCGATCGTTTAATGATGTATGTTCGCAACGGAGCAAAATATCCAGGAGCAAAGTCGGTATACCTCAAGGAGGAAAAGAAGACGATATCCTTGCGCTATGTAAATCCAGACATGATTGAATTGCGCGAAGGTGATATTGTTCATCGTCACATGATTGATGGTGATCGTGTTCTCTTTAATCGTCAACCTTCGTTACACAAGGGTTCAATGGAGTGCCACCGAGTCAAGGTGCTTCCGTATTCCACGTTTCGACTAAATGTCAGTGCAACAAAACCATACAATGCCGATTTTGACGGTGATGAGATGAATCTTCATCTACCCCAAAGTATTGCTGCCGAGACAGAATTAGAACGTCTTGCAAGCGTACTTCGACTCATCATTAGTCCTCGCGAGAATGCACCAATTATTCAAATGGTCCAAGATACATTGACGGGCGCATTTCGTATTTCAAACCCAAAAATAAGCATTCCAGAGCATGTTGCAATGAATCTCGTAAGTCGTCTGAAGCGCTCAGTGGGTTCGTTTGAACGGAAAAATGGTAATCATACGGGTATGGATGTTATTTCAACCGTGTTTCCTCTGATGAATTTTGATGAGCGCGTAACCATCAAGAATGGAAAACTCGTCAAGGGTCTTCTCAAGAAGGGTGCATTCAATACACCGTCGCAGGGTGTTCTTCATGTCTTGTATAACGACTTTGGTCCGGAGAGATGTGGACAATTTATCAATGAGGTCCAAAGCATTGTCACAAAATTTAACATGTTTACTGGATTTTCTACAGGGTCTTCTGATTTGATAAGTAACATTGAGACGGCAGAGTTTGTAGCAGAAACGCTTGCAGAAGGTCGTCGTCGAGTACAAGAAATTATCACAGATGTTCACGCAGGTCGGTTTGTAAATATTTCGGGTCGAACTGATGGCGACGAACTTGAAAATCAAATTAACAATACTCTAAAGGATATTTCGGCAAAGATTTCTGCACGTGTGATGGAAAGTCTGCCAAAGGAGAATCGTCTCGTTCAAATGGTAGAAGCAGGTGCAAAGGGTTCCGATCTGAACATTACACAGATGATTGCTCTGTTGGGACAGCAAATTATTGATGGAAAGCGTGTCCAATTTACACTGCAAGATCGCACCCTGCCACATTTTACAAAGTTTGATGATGGTATTGAAGCGCGCGGATTCGTAGAAAGTTCCTTTGTACACGGTCTTCGTCCGGCAGAATTCTTCTTTCACGCCATGGGCGGTCGTGAAGGTCTGATTGATACCGCTGTAAAGACGAGTGATACAGGTTATATACAGCGCCGTATGATGAAGACGATGGAAGACATGCGAGTCACGTATGATTCAACTGTACGAAACAATCAGGGGCAAATTATTCAGTATCGTTACGGAGAAGATGGCATTGATGCCATTTGTGTCGAGTCGCAACCAATTGACCTTGCTCTCCTGACAATTGAAGAAATCTATCGCAGGTATGCTCTGAATCCAGAAGAATTGACACCCATCTTGGTGACGCCCGTCAGCGAAGCACCGGATTTAGTCGATCAAATTTTATCGGATCGCAACATGCTAGTCAATGACGTATTTAACTATGTAAACAAGGACTCCATATTGGCACCCGTTCATTTGAAGCGCCTTGTTAATCGCTACAAGAATGAATACTCTACGAAGACAGATCTTGTGCCGTCGTATGTAGTTGATGAACTTTCTAAACTCATCAAGGAACCTTACATGATTCACAATAGGGTATTTCACTGCTTGCTGAGATTCTATCTGGCGCCTCGCCGATGCATCGTTGAGTATAGATTCAGCAAGGAAATCTTTGACGAGATTCTTCGGGAGATACGATTCCGGTATATCAAAAGTCGTGTTCATCCTGGAGAAATGGTGGGTGCTCTGGCAGCACAGAGTATTGGTGAACCGACGACGCAATTGACGCTGAACTCTGTGGATTGGGACGAGGAAATTGTAATTTCAAAGAATGGAAACATACTAATTTCAAAAATTGGAGAATTTGTTGACAATATGATGAATATCGGTGCTCCTACAAAACTTGACAATGACCAATTGTATTTGGAACTACAAGACGGAAATGATTGGAAAGCATTGTCTTGCGATAAGAACGGACACATGGTATGGACAACTTTGGAAGCAATTACAAGTCATCCTGTTGTAAACGAAGATGGATCAGATACAATTCTTGAAGTCTATCTACAAAGCGGCAGGTGTGTGAAGGCAACCAAGGGTAAATCCTTCTTGACACTTGTAAATGGCGAATTGGTTGCTACAAACGGAAGCGACTTAGTTGTTGGAAGCGAACTTCCAATTTCCATTTCAACATCAATGTCTTCTCTGCCTGTAATTTCACATTTGAGTTTGCGAGATATTCTGTCTCCAAACGAATACATGTACGGAACAGACGTTCACCGTGCACTTGAAATTATGAAAACAGACAAGCACTGGTGGAGCAATCATCAAGGAAAAGACTTTACGCTTCCGTATACCCGCGGTGACTCTTTCAGAGATGCATTTGTAAACGGTAAAAACAAGCATAAAATAATTTCTGGATTTGTATATCCAAAACACCAATCGTGCGAACCATCGCAGATTCCAGATACAATTCAATTAACAAATGAATTTGGATTCTTCGTGGGCGCATATATTGCAGAGGGGTCATCAAATCGTAACCAAGTTAATATCACAAACAATAACATTGACTACCTGAACCGAATTCGCAATTTGATGGATTCTTTGGAAATCGGAACTCATGTAGTCAATACACAAAAGATTATTGAGAAAACTGGAATCAGCGGAAGAAGTCAGAGTTTAATTATTCATTCAACAGTATTAGCAGGTGTTATGTCTAGGTTGTTTGGTCGTCGTTCATACGATAAGACATTCCCCGATTGGTGTTTACAAGCACCTGCTGTCTTTCAGCAGGGATTGATTGATGGATATATTAGTGGAGATGGATGTGTACACACAGACGGAAGCATTACATTCACAAGTGTATCTAAAGAATTGATTGAACGCATGAACTTATTGTTTGCTGGTCACGGGATATTTACACGGGTAACCTCTCGTATTCCTGAAAACACTAAATTCCAAACTGTCCACGAATACTATACTTCTACCATTCCTCAGTACTTTGCGCAGATATTTGCTTCAAAGTTTACCCTGTCGGTGCCACATAAACAGGAACGACTTGTTGTTCGCAACCGATCATTCAAACGAACAATTATTAACGATGTTGTTCTTGACAAAGTATTGTCAATCAAAGAAGTTTGTCCAATCAAAGGACGCGTATATGACTTGACGGTTCAGGGAACACGTAACTTTACAACAAAAACACTAATAAATATGCGAGATACTTTCCATTCAGCTGGAACCGTAAAGGCAGGTGCTACTCAAGGTGTTCCTCGTATTCAAGAACTCTTGTCTGTTTCTCGCAATCCCAAGAATCCTCTAAACTATGTATATTTGAATCCAACGATTGCAGAAAATGAAGACCAAGCAATCATGATGATGCGCGAGATTCAAAAGACGACTCTGCGAGACATTACTCGAAGTGTTCGCATGTATTATGATCCGTATCCTCTTTCTCCAGAAAACACTGTAGTCCAAGAAGATCGTGAAATTCTGGAGACATATCAAGCATTCTCTGTTGGAAAGGACGCGTGTGCTTCGAATTGGATTATTCGTCTAGATTTCGACAAGGTTGAAATGGCATCGCGTAATATTCTAGACATGGTTGCAATTCAAGATGCAATTGGAAATTCGGGGATTCCCATCTTCTCCTGTGTATACACGGACACGAATGCAGAGAAACTCATGATGAGAATTACATTTAATCCAGGAGTCATTAAAAATCTACTAAGTCTGAGATTTCTGGAAGACAAACTCTTGGATGTTGTAATTGGGGGAGTAGAAGGCGTAGGACGCGTGTATCGGCGCGAAGTCAAGAAGGAACTTGTGTGGGATGAAAATACACACGGGTATGCTTGTCGCAAGCAATATGTCCTCGATGTCGAAGGTACAAATCTATATGGTCTATTGAGTTTCCATGACGTCGATAGCACCAGAACATTTAGCAATGACATTCATGAAGTTCTTGACGTCTTTGGAATTGAGGCAGCGCGTCAAGCAATCTACGATGAGTTCTCCGAGGTGTTTGCTGCTGCATACGTAAATTATCATCACATGTCGGTTCTCCTGGATTCCATGACATATCAAGGTCGTCTAGTCAGTGTAGATCGATTTGGTATGAGTAAGCATGACAATGGAGTTCTTGCAAAGTCTTCGTTTGAAGAGACGTCCAAGATTCTATTCAACGCAGCAGTGTCGGCAGAGTTTGATGCCATGAAGGGAATTTCTGCAAATATCATGTTTGGACAGAAACCGCCCTGCGGCACGGGTCTAGTTGAAGTATTATTAGACGAGACAAAACTGCCAGACGGCGAAGAACAGACGTACATTGACTATCGCGAACAGATCAAACTGCGAGTAGAAGAACGCAAAGCAGAACCGGAAGGAGAATGTAAGATTGAAGACATTACAATGTGGTAAACTGAGTCAAACTCCTAAATAACTTTCCTAGTGGAGGTAATTATATGTGTCAAAAACGGATGAACTTTTTTCATGATAATATCGTGTCAAAAAAATGAGCGTACTTCCTATCCTCCTTTCTGCTTCTGCTATTCTATCCAATTGCGGTGGTCCAAATGACCTTGCAACAATTAATAATTATGGAATTGTTCCAGACACGCCGATTGCAGGGCAAAACATGACCCTGTGGATTGATTATACTCTAAAGCAGGATGTAACGGGAGGAATTGCTGTATATGAGGCAAATCTAAATGGAATTCCATATATTGAAACGAACAGTCTATGTACACAGACGGAATGTCCTATTGTAGCAGGGCAGCACAATGAAAGTTCAATAAGTACATTTCCAAACTTTGTAGGAAAACTAATGACAGTTATTAGTTGGGAAGATGAAAACAGTCTTCCCATTCTCTGCGTTCGAGCAGTATTTAAAAACTAGAATGTAATTAGTCAAAACGGATGACACGAGGTGCGTATTTTTCAATGGTACATCTAATCTAATCTGGTATAATTGCGATGGAAAAGATTCAGTACGGACAAGCTGTAACGTTTCTGGTGGAGAATGTTTTGGAAGATTTCAAAACAGAGAAGAGTCATGTAATGTATGTACAAACAAAGTGGCACGGGGATATTCTTCTAATGGGGCCTGACAAAGATAGTCTCGAAGTGCAGTTCTCTACATTGGACGAGCATCGGTATCATAGTATGCTGGTTCCCGACAATTTGTTATATGGAAATGTTCTCATTCTTGGAGGAGGCGACGGTCTCGCATTGCGAGACGTCTACAAGAATACATTTGGAAAGTATGTCAACCGAGCAGTTGTCGTTGATTATGACGAAGAATTCGTTGAAAGATTTGGAAAAAGTTACGAACGAAACAAGGGGTCCTTGACAGATCCAAGGACTGTTATTGTACACATGGATGCTCTTGATTTCGTGAATTCATGTGATGAGAAGTTTGATACCGTAATTGTAGATCTTCCAGATCCAGATTCTGCAGAATTGCAGAAACTTTACTTGAATATTGTTTCCAGTATTTCAAAGGTAATGAAAGAAGCATCCAGATTCCTATGCCACGTAGGTCCCGTGTCGCTCTGTGAAAAACATCCAAATTGGAAATTTATCGCAGAGTTTTCAAACAGAATAAAGCAAATTACTGATTCACCGCCCGGTCTATCTACGGCATACATTCCAAGTTATTGTCACGAGTGGGGAGTAATTCAATTTACAAAAAATCTTGCCGTGTATGCATACGGAGATCCTGAAATTGTTAATATTTATCGGCGTCTCGTGTAACGAGAAGATCTCCGACGTTTGATAGTTTTGCCGCGACGCCGACCGGCAACCTGTTGTTGTTGAAAAGAGGGCGGAGGCGCCTGCTGAGGAAGAACAGAAGAAACTAATCTTTTTGTTGTGTCTACAGCACTGCTCCAGAGTCCGGTGAGTGTTTCCATGATTCCAGAAGGTTGGTTCATTGCTATTATATATATAGAAATAGTAATGGACACCCGGTTTTGGGGACCTTCGGGTTGGCAACTTTTGCACTTGATTGCTCAAGGATACCCAGACAACGCAGATGGCAAAACAAGAAGGCGCTACGAACTATTTTTCAATGCAATGAAAGACATTCTCCCGTGTAAATTTTGCCGAGAAAGCACGTCTAATTTCATGGCACAAAAAGAATATGCTCTTCATCCGGCAATGACATCAAAAAAAGACTTGACTTTTTGGTTGTACAGTCTTCACAACCGAGTCAATAAAAAATTACGAGATCAGTGTGCTGAAGATCCACGCGTCATTTGTCCTCCTCCCGATCCTACATACGAAGAAGTTTTTAAAGTATACGACGGTCTTTTACAGGTGAAACCAACCATTCCTCCCGGAATGGACTTTCTGTATTGTATTGTTTACAATTATCCTAAAAAGAAGGAAGACATAACAAGCGATAAAATACGCGCCTATTTTGAATTCTTTATGAACATATATGACGTGTATCCTTATAAAAAATTACGGAGAGTCATTCAAGATTTTATTGATTCGCATATAGTCTATGATGCTCTACAGTCGCGCACGGCATTCATGTCTTGGTTTCAAAACATGATGAAGGCAGTTGCACAAGAAACGGGTAATGTAAAGATTTTACCCTCTTGGAATAAAATTTCTTATTACGCATCAGGATGCAATAAGAAATCCTATCGTGGAAAGACGTGTCGAAATGGTCGCAGGGTTCGTAATCATCGAAAAACATTCAAAGTTACTCATTCAAGGTTAGTCACGTATCCGGTTCCCATGCCGGCAAATAACGAATAATGGAATACGATTCATATTCTCCTTCTAATATGGGGATTGAATGTTTCAAATACGTGCCTCTCGGAATTGTAGTGCATGCTTGTTTTAAATGAGGATTGCGCAGTGCCAAGACTTCAAAATAATGAACCAAATTTTCATATGTATCGACTACATCCTTTATTCGTGAATATTCTTGTCCTTGGTCATCCCATAACGTATTTTCAATAACCCACATTCTTGATTATATAACACCATATTTCGTTAAAGCATCTTTGCACGCAAGTTGTTCTGCCTGTTTTTTTGTTCCAGACTTTCCTTGACCAAGAACTTCTCCTTGAGAATTCACAACACCCATGGTAAAAACCCCCTGTGATTCCGAAAGCATTTTATAAGTAGGAGTAAATCCGAATTTTTGTTGGCAGAATTTTTGCATTCTATCCTTGTAGTTATCGTCTTCTCGCAAAAGAAGGGGAATGTCAAGATGATTTTCAATAAGAGACACTACAAAATCATTTACTATTGAAAAGTTATATCCACAGTCAATCCAAAGCGCTGCAATAAATGCCTCTAGAACATCTCCTAACTTTTCAATATTTTGACGTCCGTGATCTGGTTTCATTTCTTCAACATGCCGACTAATTACAAAATATTTATCAAGTCCAAGTTTATCTCGTGCCAGCATTCCAAGTGTCTTGTTGCGCACAATGAGTTTTTTTGTATTGGTCAAAAAACCAGGTAATTGTTCTGGAAACCGTTCGCACAAGTAGTTGGATACAACTGCGCCCAGTAAGGAATCTCCACGAAATTCAAGTTGCTCGTAGGATTCCTCTTGAAGATCCATAACTCCTGGAGGACATTTTGCAAGAATGGCAGGTTCGCCCGTCAAGGTTGTGTACTCGGACCGGCGAACATATGTAGAATGGATCATTGCCCTCTGGAATATAGAAATGTCCTTTACGCTATAGTTCAACAACCCATGCGATCGCAAGATGCTTTCAATATCTTCTGATCGCAGGGGTCTGTTCTTGTAATTGTACGGCGAATACTCCATAATTATACAATGTATAATAATTGTAAATCATTCTTTTTCCAAACATTATATAATTCATGGACCTATTAAACAAGATTATTAAAAGGATAAACTGGAAATGGGGAAGTTTTTCGCTTCTGCCTATATTTTTTGGAGCACTACTATCCATTATTGACATTGCAATGATGGGTCTTGCAAAAATGGTAAAAATAGGAAGTTTGTCTTGGAATGTTGGCATACCAGTTGCCATTGCAATCTATGCTCTCGAACCAATTGTTTTCTTAAAGGCACTTGACTACGAAGGCATAGCAGTCACAAATCTAATATGGAATTTAATCAGTAATATTGTAGTAACGGTGCAGGGTGTCATTATTTTTGGCGAAAAGATTCGAAATATTCGTTGGGTAGCAACTGGCATGAGTTTAGTTGCTCTGGCGCTATTTGCATACACTGACAACTAATTTAAATATTTTTCTCGTATAACTACCAATAACGCTGACGAAATTAATCGTATCACTCGCAAATGTTCGTTCCCGGATACATCTTTGGAATTCTTGCTTGCCGTCTGTTCGTCCGCACTATGCTGTGAAATGTAACAATATTCATGGGATACTTCAAGAACTTCATAAGAGTAATGTTGGATTTGACTGTGCTTCGTCGGACGAAATGAAGTTAGTCCGTTCTATTGGGGCAAGACCTACCGACATTATCTATGCTAACCCTTGCAAGTCAAGACGAGAATTAAGCATGGCAAAAATATACAAGATTGAAAACATGACGTTTGACAGTTTATACGAAGTTGAAAAAATCACAGAACAATACCCAGATGCAAAACCCATTTTACGAATTTTCGTTGACGACAAGGGAGGGTCACGAATTCCCTTGAACAAAAAATTTGGTTTACATATAGATCAAGCACACACCCTGCTACAGAGAGAACCAAGATATCATATACACGGTCTTGCCTTTCACGTAGGAAGTGATTGCAGGTCGTTGGATTCCTATAAATCTGCCTTTGAAACTGTGGAAAAATTTTTATCCATCTTTTCTCATTTTAAACATGTCTTTACTCCAGAAATTTTGGATATTGGTGGTGGATTCTCTGGAAATTCAAAAAATGATGTGTTTTTCAAAGACCAAATTGCGCCATTTATACGCGAAAAGATCAAAAAAATGCCATTTCAAAAAGTTATAGCAGAACCAGGTCGTTTTTTTGCAGAGGAAAGTTCAACTCTTCACGTTCCAGTAATTGGCAAAAAGATGCTACCAAATGGCGAACGATGCATAACTGTAGACGACTCTGTATATGGGATATTTTCCGGAGTTTTGTTTGACGGGTTTAAACCGCAATTCAAATGTATAACCCGTGTTCCATATACATGTATGAAGCAATTCACAATATTTGGACGAACTTGTGACTCTGCTGATAAAATTGCAGAGGGGGTTTGGTTGCCTGAAGAAATAAACGACAACGATATTCTTGAAGTGAAAAATATCGGCGCGTATTCATGGGTATCTTCTAGTGAATTCAATGGATTTCCCAAACCGTCTATATGTATGCTTTCTTAGTCTTGCGGACATGTCTTCCTCCACGTGCCGTCCTTTTCGTAAAGTATGAATACAAACCAAGCGCACTACCTGCCAACAGGGCATCGCCAATCATTGAACCGCCTTTTTTGTAATGTTTTCTTGTTCTATGATGACGACCGCCTTCCATGTTACATCCACACCCCCCTGTTTTCTTCATTATATATTACTCATATTCTTTTCTTTGCCAAGAAACTTTGTATATATGGATGACGATACAATTCTTCATCAGAAATGTCAATGATATCATAGTATTTTGGACGAATCCAGTTATGATACGCAGTCAATGCAAGTCTACTTGCCAATTCTTGACCATGTATATTATTTGCTATTTGATACCCTCGCTGGTTCCAACGATTCCAGTACTTTTTGACTACAATACCAAACTCTTCTTCAAGCGCAGTCAAATACTTGTCCTTTTGTTCTACTACAATTATCTGACATAGAGGGCACGTTTCATAGTATTTTTCGCACTGCAAATTGTGCTCAGCATGCTTCTCGCGCACCTTTTCAATGTATTCTTCCGACATTTAACTTGCTTCAAAAATATCTCTACAAAATGTGGAAAAATGTAGGGTTCTGTATTTCTTATAATCTGGACGCAGTAAATCCTTTTTTAAAAGCATGCTCTCAATTTCAAAAAATAAACTCTTTATTTCGTCGTGATAAGTTGTACCGTCTACTCTTGTATATAACCAATCTTCAATCGTGTCCATCGTCTTTATCTTCTAAAGCCAAGACCCGTGTAAAAGCAAAGTCCTTTGACACCAGTTCCTTCCGCTTATTTTCTACGATAAATTTACAGCACTCTTCTGCATTTGGGTTTGTAGACTTTTTAAAATAATCTTGAATGTTTAATTGAAGATCCTTCATACTCATTGACCAAGGTTTGTTCCAAGATTCGGGACGCTGAATCTTGATAAAAGATCCATCGTCTTGAATTTCCAACTTTGAAATGCTTTGAAAATGAGTACGCTTCAAAATGTCAGACATTTCATTCTCAATAAACTTCTTGTCTTCACGCAACTTGTAGAGTTGCCTGTTGAGATCCTTGAGTTTATCGTCAATGCTGCGAAAATTGCGAACACACTTGATAAGGTCGCGCTGATCGATAGAAGTCGTTGCTGCCATTTTTGTATGATTGTTCAAAAGTCTCGAAATGAATAATCCGTTTTGAAGGAATAATGGACCCTGCCGAAGTAGAAAGTCTTCGCGTTGCCTACAATAAAGAACATCCGCACGAAAAACCCATTAAAAAGGGTCCCAATGTCTGGTCTGAAATAACAAGACGACTCAGGGATGCATGTGCGTCTGGAACGCCCGAATGTATAGTTCATGCACTGGTTCAAAAACCAAATGCACCCATGTCTTGGTCTGTAAATTCAGAAGAATGGTTGTCTTCTGACGACATTGACCAGTGTCAAAAGTATTACGAGAAAATAATACCCGATTATTATTATGTCGGAAGCGTTCCTATTGATTTTGACCTGCACAATGAAACTGGAAAATGTCTAGTATCTTCGCTGTGCTCCCTGTCTCTTTCTGAATTGTACAGAAAGGGATATAGAAAAATAGGCATTGTATTCAATACAGACCCCCATGATAAAGGTGGAGAACACTGGATTGCAGCATTTGTAGATGTGCGATCCGAACTTGAATACCCAAAAATGGTCTTTTTTGATTCATATGGACGAGAACCCGAAGAAGAAATTCAGAGACTTATGAAACGATGGAAGGAACAAATTGACGACATGAAAATATTCAAAAAACCAATGAAATTGGAGTACAATAAGATTCGTCATCAATACAAGAATGCACAATGTGGGATGTATTGTATTTATTTTTTACACTGTTGTCTATTTGATATTCCAATGGACAAGCAGGTTCCAGATGACATTATAATGATGATGCGACCCATGTTCTTTCAATATAAACTTCGTAAATAGATAATGGATACAAGAACACTCATTACATTAACATTCATAGGAGGCATACTGTTGGGGGGCATTGCTCTTGCGATTTATGCATCTCTAAAGTTATTCAACGTGCCACCAAGTGACTCGCAACTAACCAAAAATTTAAATGTATATTCAGACCTTATAAAACCTGCACCGATCGGGTGTCCAAATGAATTTACATTGTGCGACTATTACATGGCAGCAAGTGGTTCATCTATTCTTCCAAAAAATACTGTATACACATACGTTACAACAGAATCCCTGTCAAAAGTTGTCCGTGGAGGTGCTCGGTTGGTTGAATTGTTTGTTTACAGTGTGAACAAAATTCCAGTTGTTGGTCTGGCAAATAAAAAGACGGGTAAAATGACAACATATAACACTGTAAAGTTAGAAGACTGTTGCGTTATGTTGGCAAATACTATATTTTCTGCAGATGCGACAATTGGATACAAGAATCCATTCGTTCTTTCTTTAGTATTCCAAACAAACGACAATGCCTTTTTAAATCAATGTGCAGAAGTTCTCAAAACAACACTTCGCAAATTCATGTTGGATTCGTCGTATAGTTATCAACGCAAAAATCTTGCCTTGGAACCCATTTGTGATCTTATGGGAAAACTTATCATTGTAAGTGGCGAAAATATAAAGGGCAATGGCATGGATGAACTTGTCAACATGTCATGGTCGTCTTCCAATATGCGAAGACTTACGTATTCACAGGCATCGCAAACCTATGACATTGACGAACTCATTGAATACAATAAGAGAAATATCACTCTAGTTGTTCCCGACTTGGATACAACGACGTTTGAAAACAAAAACCCCGAAATTTGCTATTCATATGGATGTCAGTGGGTTGCAATGGCATATGGTAGTCTGGACAATGCAATGGAAGTTTATACTGGCAAGTTTTTGGAAAGTTCGTTTGCTGTGAAACCTGAAATACTGCGTTATAAACCGTTAACTTATGAAAAACCGAAACCGCAAGATCCAGCGCTAAGTTTCCAACCCAAGCGAATGACATCTCCAATGTTTGATTATACCATCGCAGGTGTAAAATAATGTTGAAAGAAATATAAATGGAAGGTGGCAAGCGCTCGGCCTGGATGAAACATGTAAAGGCAACAATGAAGGCACATCGGGGACTGCCTCTGAGTGCAGTTTTAAAGATGGCAAAGAAGACGTACAAGAAACACACTGGCGGAACGTATATGGAGAAAATGGGTCCCATGGGCGGCGCTCGGCATCGCGGAGGTCAGTTGTACGGATTTACTGGCGGTCCGTACACGGGTTCTGAGTTATCCGATGGTGCGGGTCGTTTCAAGTATCTCCCGGATGCGTCTTACCAAAACCCGGGGTCTGAACTCCTGCATGGTGGTGCAGACGTTCATCCTCTAGCGCCCGTTGCTAAGGGAGGTCAACCTGCGCAGGTTCCTTTTACTCCGGGCACGGAGACTGAAGGCGGTCGTCGTCGCCGCCGCACCACGCGTCGTCGTAAAACTCACAGACGTTATTAATATCAAAACGAATCCTTACTATAATTTTCATTAATACATCATTATAAAATGTTGAAACTTGGAGATCTATCCAAGGCTCCAGAGGTGACTACTAATTACAAGTTTCCTCTTGATCCCTTTCAGAAAATTGCCATCAAGAGCATTCAAGATGAAGAAAATGTCATGGTGACTGCAAAGACGGGAAGTGGAAAGACACTTGTTGCAGAGTATCAAATTGAGTATTCTCTTTCAAAAGGAAAGCGTGTCTTTTATACAACTCCTATTAAATCGCTTTCCAATCAAAAATTTCACGATCTCAAGGAAATTCACGGGTCTCGCGTAGGCATCATGACGGGCGATATCAAGTTTGCTCCCCAATCTGACATTGTCATTTTGACTACAGAGATTTTGCGAAATTTGCTCTTTAAAATGGGAACTTCAACAGAAAACATTGGAACGACGGCAATGTTGTCTCTTGAAAATGTCGATGCAGTTGTTTTTGATGAATTTCATTACATCATGGATCCAGAACGCGGAAAAGTGTGGGAAGAGACTCTCATTCTTCTGCCTGCGCACATTAAAGTTATCCTATTGTCTGCTACAATTGACAGTCCAGAATTGTTTGGTGAATGGTTGGCACGCCTCAAGGGACGAAATTTAATGCTCGTTTCTACCCAATATCGTGTCGTGCCACTCAAGCACGGAGTTTATTGTGGCGATACATTTGAAATTTTCATGGACAATTCAAATGTATTTTACAAGGATGCGTACAACAGATACTTGACTCATGAAAAGAATCAAAATGACAATAAACGCAAACAGGTTGACAAGGTTCAGTCTCGACGTGCTGGAGGTTACGAAGATCCCGTAGTTGCAAAGGAAAACACGGGCAAATCCTTTGTCTTTCAAATGAACAAGACAATCGAGAAACTTAAATCAAGTAATTTACTTCCCGCATTATTCTTTGTCTTTTCTCGTCGTCAGTGTGAAGAGTATGCTCTGAAGGTGGAGGATCATCTTTTAACGCACGAGGAGTCTGCGTCTGTTCGCCAGATTCTCGGGTTTCATCTTTCAAGGTACGGAACGGAACTGCAAACCACGAAACAATACCAAGTAATACTACAACTCCTACAGAAAGGTATAGCATATCATCACAGCGGTCTTCTTCCATTATTAAAAGAAATTGTAGAATTGTTATTTAGTAAAGGACTTGTTCGTATACTCTTTGCAACAGAAACGTTTGCCGTAGGAATCAACATGCCCACAAAGACGGTCGTGTTTACTAGTTTCCAAAAACACGACGACGAAGGTCTTCGTATGCTACGAACGGATGAATACATTCAAATGGCAGGACGAGCAGGACGACGCGGCAAGGATACAGAGGGAATTGTAATGTATCTGCCCGATAGAAGACCGGAAGCACTTGAAAATGTTCAAAAGATGGCAACTGGCAAGCAACAGTCACTCTGTAGTCGTCTTGATTTTCATTACGACTTTCTAATCAAAAGTCTACTTTTGAATCGTTCTTGGATTTCCATACAAGATTCTTCGTACTGGAACTGCCTACGAAAACTTGAAATTGAAGAAATTGAACAAGAAATAAAAAAGTTGTCTGTTCGTCCAGACATTCCCTTTGCAGATCTTGAAGAGCGAGACATGTACGAAGGATTGATGAAGACGACGACAAATGCCGCACGAAAGGATGCACAGAGAAAATTAGAACAGTGGAAGAATAAACGTCAAAGTCCGGTGTGGGACAATTATTGGAAGTCATACAAGAATTACAAGCAAAATGAAGTACTGGTAAACAAGATGAAACATGATATTGAAAAACAAATGTCTAACAAGAATTGCTTTCTGGATTATCTTGAAACAATGGGATTTGTAAAAGATGACAAACTTACATCCCTTGGGATTCTGGCAAGCGAAATTAATGAAGGACATCCTCTTCTCCTGTCAAAAATGTACCAAGACAGTCATTTGAATTCATTGACTCGTGAAGAACTCGTTTCCTATTTCGCGTGTTTCATTGAAGAAGACGAAGAACCGCCATTAAATGTAGTCCCCGCCATAAAAACGGCAATTAACAAGACGGAAGAACTTGCACGTGCGTTTGAGAAAATAGATGAAAAGAGTCCAGCAAGATATTGGAAAATTCACTCTTATTGGTCAGAAGTTGTATACAGATGGATGCATGGGGAAGAATTGCCTGTATTGTGTTCAGAATACGAAATCTACGAAGGAAACTTGACAAAGGCACTATTGAAAATTTCCAACATTGCAGATGAATACGTGAACATGGCAACCATTACGCGAGACTTTGAAACACTTGAAAAGTTGCGAGACATTCGCCAGAGTATTGTTCGCGGAATTGTTGTTCCAGATAGTCTCTACTTGCGAGTTTAATGTAAAACGGAAGCATTTCAATGTATACTTTTTTTACTTGAAAAATGAAAGTTGCGGGCGTTCTTGACGTCCTCTCCAAGACCAAATATGGCATGACTTCACGAGGTGTGCCCATGTACTTATTGACTCCTATAAATCAAGATTTACCCCAACTCATATGCGGTTGTTCCATCAAAAATCCAAAAAAGAACATTTTGGTTGTAGCAGAAAAGGTCAATGACGACAAGATTCCACGTGGCAACATTTTGCATTATCTTGGCGATTGCGGTATTCTTGAAGCAGAACTTCGTGCGATTGAATATGCATACACACCAAACTATTGGCCATCATCCCTACCAAAGGTTACATTGCCGTCTATGAATCGAAAAATATTGGACGTAGATACAGTGAATATAGACCCCGTTGGATGTCAAGACATTGACGACTGTATTTCCTTCTGGGATTATCATGTTGCCATTACAATTGCAGATGTTGGTGAATGGATACAATGCAATCCCTGGATGAAGGAAGCACTTCATATTGGACAAACATTGTATCGAGAGGGAAATTCTGTTCGCAAGTTGTTTCCTCACGAGCATGCCATGTCTCTTGTTCCAGATGAAAAAAGACTTGGTATTGCGTTGATATTTGAATTTATAGACAATACAATTATGAATTCTCGATTTGAAGAAATTGTCATTATTAACAAAAAAAGTTATACATATGAATCATGCAAGGAGTGGAAATATTCAAATAAATTGCAAAGGTTGGCATCACACTTGGCAAAACGAGAAAGTAACGATCCACACGAATGGATAGAGCAATTAATGATTTACTACAACAAAATGTTTGCTGCCTGCCTTTCTGATATGGGTATGGGTCTTTTGCGCGGTCACAGTGCCCCCGATATGGAAAAGGTGGAACACTATAGAAAAATTGGTCTTCCAGAATATCTGGGATATTCGAGTGCTCAATATTATCCTATATCTGCGGGCAGTCTTCATTGGAGTATGAGTGGAATATATTGTCATGCATCATCGCCAATTCGTAGGTTTGCGGATTGTATAAATCAACTTGCATACAAGTGTATTGATTTCGTCGATGACTGTAGCACGGAATTAAACAGGTTACAAAAATATTCCAAAAAATTTAAAAGAGACGTTACATTTGCAAGTCTCATGAATGAAGGAAAAAAGTTAACAGGTGTTATCGTTAGTTCGCGGCGAATTTGGTGTCCTGAATTGTCCTGTATGATTACATGTGAAAATTCAGGATATGCCAGTCAAGAAGTAAATTTGGAATACTTCTACGATCCTAACAAGGTTACTTGGAAGAAGCGAGTCATATTCACCGTTTCGGGCAAGAGTTGCACATCTTCTCTTTTACAGGGGCAATAACCTGCGTCGGTTTCATAATGTACAAGACCAAAAACAATGCTGCTAGTCCCGAGACAACATAGCACCAATTTTTCATTAGAAAAGCAGGAATGCTTGTAAAGAAGGAAACAATCTGTTGAGAAAGAGTCGGAGCAGGAGCAAACTGACCACCGCGCATATTACTTAATAATATCAATTAATTTTTCAACTGCCTTTGACTTCCACGAATTGATGATGCAAATTGCACGTTCATCATGAGTATTGTCGGGATCAATTGGCGTGTTCTTGTGTATTCCAAGACGCCTATATATTGCTTCAACATCGCGACTACATTTCTTGATAAATTCCAAAAGTTCCTCGGGCGTATATGCTTTACAATACATTTCTTGATAAGAAGACATTTTACAGTATGTATACAAATTACACAAAAATCCGTTTTGCAGAGATGTTTAAAAGCAATTGACGATAATATTTCAAAAATGAGCGGAGTAAAAACATTCGTTTCATACTGGCCTGCGGGGAATGTAAAGCGTGTAATTTTTAAAGACCTGACAGAGAAGAACTATTATGAAACTGGAGAAATTAAGAGTATACTTTCTAGTAATGGTCGTAAGGAAGTTTGGTGGAAAAATGGCAAGACTCGGTGTATTGAAAGTCCCACTGAAAAAAGTTACTTTAACGATACCGGATTGATGATTTGCCGATCGAAACCGCAGGAGAAGTTGGAGGAATGGTGGTATGATAATGGTAAACCGTCGTCCATTAAGAGAGAACACACATATGAAGCATGGTATCAAAATGGCAATTATGAAAGAATATATTATCCAGACAATACAAAAAAATACTATTGGAGTAACGGCAATCCGAAATTGTTAATTGAATCAGATTGTTCAGAAACATACTTTGATGAAAGCGGTCTACCAATAGAAGACCCGGTTTTAAAAAATAAAATAAAGTTTGGGGTGTATAAAGTAATACTCAGTGTAGAAGATTTCATTTCGGTCTTGAATTCGAAAATCGAAGAGTAGGTTGCATCATTTTACAGGTATGTGACTTGTATAAATATAGTATGGGAATTCCATTTTACTTTGTTTCACTAATTAAACGCCATAGGGGAGTTGTTTCTCGAGTTCGTGTAAAACTTGAACCCGATGTTCTTGCTATTGATTTTAATTGTTTGATTCATAATTACATTGACAATAAGAATCCAGTGAATTCTGTCATGGAGGCATTGAATACTATACTCTGCGAAACATGTAGTCCTCGAAAGTACATGTACATTGCAATGGATGGAACAGTTCCGTCTGCAAAAATTGTACAGCAGAGATATCGTAGATTTAAAAAAGGAGACGCTGATCCTGATTTTGATAGGCATCAAATTTCTCCTGGAACGCCGTATATGAAGGATTTGAAGAGTGCCATACAGTCAAAATTTCCAAATGTCATTCTATCCGATACCGCGGAACCGGGAGAAGGAGAACACAAGATTTTTGAATGGTTGCGAACTCTTGAAAAGGAACAACGTAGAAGTATCTGTATCTATGGTCTCGATGCTGATTTAATTTTATTATCCTTGGCGCAGTGTGATTTGGCGCTTCCTCGTTCTTTTTGGTTGCTTCGCGAAAATCAAACATTTAACCTAAATGACGAAACTCCGGGATTTTCAGTATTGAATGTCAGCAATCTTGAAGTGGGTATTCCTATTCGGCAATATATCATGTTATCCATCATGTGTCTAGGAAATGATTTTGTTCCCAATATTGGACTTTTTTCTCTCCGAGAAGGAGGTTATGACCGAATGCTACAATTGTATTCACAAGCAGGTAATCCAGATGTATTGACTGCGGAAGGTCGAAGACGTTTTTTTGAGACTGCTGCTCTACAAGAATTGCCGTATTATCTTGAGCATGTTCCCAAGCGCGCTCATATACCTGAACTTGCAGTAGTTGTTCCCGACGGGTCCTGGTTGGAACGCAGGTATAATTTACACATTCAAGATGGGATACAAAATGACCAAAAGGTAGTAGAATGTTATTGGAAAATAGTCCATTGGACGTATAGATATTTTACTGAAAACAAGGCACCTGATTGGAGTTTTTATTATAGTTATCCAGAAGCACCTCTGGTGTCGCAAATTGTAAAATATTCAGAACCAAAAATTGCTTGGTCTTCAAGTTCTCCCTGGACATTGACCAAACACTTGCAGTTTATATTGCCTAGGAAATCAATTCACCAAGCAAAAAAATTGTGCGTATTTCCTGATGAATTATACGATGAAGAAACCGATACAAGACACCCATGGATGCGAAAGTACAAGTGGGAAACAGAACCACGAATTAGTCTACCTACCGAAGACTTGACAAGCGTCCAAATTTTCCATTCTTGATAATGGAAAAAGGTTTGGTTGGTGCGACAATTTTTGGAATATTCGGTGTACTATTTAATACGCTTAAACTGTGTAAAATTGGAGACGTATTAATGTCCGAAAATTGTAGCAGGTCATCCCAGACAAATGTCCTTGTAGACCAGTAACTGTCTTCGATATTGTAAAGTTCCTTTAATTTTGGAGCATTTGAAATGGCTTGTAACGTCATGTTTCTCATCCAATCTGCTCGAATGTACACAAGATATTCTCTCCTTTTTGAGACGGCAGTGTTTTCTGGAAGTATTCTTTTTAATTCAGCAATGCCCTCTGTAAAAGAATAAATCTTCTTATGTATTCTGGTATTTACCGTATTGTGCGCACGAAAGACAAACTCTAGTAAATTTTTACGAGACGCATTCCAGTTTGGATTTCGCTTTACGTATCCCGAAAACATTTCTTCAAAGTGTTGTTGACACGACGGACACACCAATGTATCTTTGAAGAAGGAAAACCATTGTGATACAAGTTCTCGTTCATATACATTTGGATTGTCTGGATAACATGCAGAAATAGAATGTAGAGTCATCCAACCGAGTGGACCCCAGTATTTTGTCATTAAAAAATGATGAGGAAATTATCACGATAGAAGTCCTGCACCTACAGAATCGGCATATAGTGATCGTAACACAGAGACGGGTACATTCTTCTTGTCTGGAGATATAATCTTCTTTTCAATCAACTTTTTCCGTATTGTTCCAATGTCTGCCTTCATGGCGTGCTGCTTTGCAGTTTTACGCGCCTTTTCAATACCGCGAATAGTCATTATTTTTACCGATTTCCTTGTGGGTGGCGCTTTGGATGGATTGTGTGTAGGTACTATTCTTGCCGTCTTGCGAAGAATGCCCTTTGGAAATGTTCTAGTTTGACGTCTTCTTTTTCCTCCCGTCTTTGGATTTCCGACGGATAGATTGGGATTATACGGCGGTACAGGATTCGTAATCGTATACTTGTCCATGCTCGGGTCCCTTCCTGCAAATGCGGGGTCTTCTTCCTTAATAATGGTTATTTGGGTACCTGGCGGCGGTGCCATTGACATACTATTATTTAATCAAAACGGAATAAAACTTACAGACAAGATGCTCGTTATAAGAACAGGATGGAAGCAGTGCGATCGTATTTCAAGCACGGCATTTCTCGTTTTTCCGAGGCGCAAATTGAACCGTTTGAAGACTTTCTTTACAACAAGATTCCATTGATTCTTCGTTCAACCCCGCCGATTGTGGTGTGGCATGAACAGGATGACGCAACAAAGAAATACAAGTACGAATTTCGCCTATCATTTGATAATGTTAGTTATATAAAACCCCGCATCCAAGAAGCAACGGGACGTCTAAAGACAATGCTTCCTTACGAAGCACGCATTCGTAATTTTACATATGCGTCTCAGATGTTTGCAGACATTATATTAACAGTACGATCGTATTACGGAGAAAATCTATCAAAGTTTAATGAAGAAACAAAAAAGTTTGAAGGCATATCTCTTGGTAGAATTCCAGTGATGCTGGGTTCTTCACTGTGTGTCTTGAAGGACTTTCCAATGTCTATGGAAGAACTTGGAGAGTGTCCACACGATCCTCTCGGTTACTTCATTATTCACGGAAGCGAAAGAACGATCTTGTCACAGGAAAAGATTGCAGACAATCGAATCATGACTTTCCTAACAAAAAAGACGACTACAAAGTACAGTCATTCTGTAGAAATGAAGAGTCTACACGAAAGTTTCACCCTGCCCCCCAAAAAGTTTGAAATGCGCATCTCTTCGAAGTTCAATGGTCTTGGATACCCAATTGTAGTCTGTTTGCCACGTTTTCGCGAAGACCTGCCACTAATGGTCTTCTTTCGTTGTATGGGAATACTCAAGGACAAGGAAGTATATAATTTGCTGCCAGAGTCAAGTGATTTCTTGGCAGCATCTTTTAAAGAATGTGCAGATTTGAACATCTTTACAGAAGAAGATGCAGTCGAGTATTTAACTCACTACTTGCAGTATCCCCCAAATACAGAGGATAAACGTTTTCACGTGCGAGAACTCTTGACGACGGAATTTCTACCACATGTTGATTTGGCGGGTGAAAAGAAGAAGAGCATTCATAATGTTCGGAAAGTAAAAACTATGGTGTCCATGCTTGAGCGTCTCATGAATGTTTATTATGGAAAACGACCGCAGGATGATCGCGATTCTTATCCAAACAAGAGAGTTGTTACTACGGGTGCTCTCTTGACACACTTGTTTCGTCAATTGTTTCAAAAGGTGTGTAAAGATATTCGGAGCAAGTTTGTTCACGAAATCAATAATGACAATTGGAAGAAGAGTAACAAACCGCTTGATGTGTTGGCAGTTTCCAATCTTTACAAGATTATCAAGGTGTCTTCTATCGAAGGCAAACTCAAACAAGCACTGGCAACTGGAAACTTTACTGTTCAGGGTCTAGGCACTTCAAACTCTACTTCGCTTTCCAATGCTACAAAATCGGGGGTTTCACAGGTATTGAATCGCATGTCGTACAATGCAACGCTTTCACACATTCGTCGTATTCAAACACCTGTTGAAAAATCTGGCAAGATCTTAGCACCTCGAAAACTTCACGGAACATCGTGGGGGTTTGTATGTCCTGTAGAAACGCCAGAAGGTCACTCGGTTGGTATTGTAAAGACAATGACTCTTTTGGCAACAATTTCAGGGCACGTTCCGTCCTTGGCAATCTTGAAAATTCTATATGAAATTCCAGAAATTACATGGTTGTCAGATATTTGGACAACAGGAAATGTAGTCATTCTTGTGAATGGTGCCGTAATTGGATACACGGATGACCCCCTTGCCGTCCAAACAAAACTAAAAAATGCCAAGTACAGTGGTTCGCTTCATCCGCATACTTCCATTGCCTGGAACATTATGGAAAATCAAATTCTAATTGAGACGGATGCAGGTCGCTTGGTTCGTCCAGTATTTCGGGTCAAGGATGGCAAGATACTGGATTTTCCAAAGTCAGACAATTGGGACGATTGGGTCAAGACCTGTATTGAATACATTGATGCCAATGAATCCGAAGTTGTACAAATTGCCATGTTTCCAACCGAAATTGGAAAGCACCATACACACTGTGAAATTCATCCACACATGATTCTTGGTCACATGGCATCCATGATTCCTCTTTCAAATCACAATCAATCTCCTCGCAATGCATATCAATCTGCCATGGCAAAACAATCCATGTCCATGTATGTTTCCAATTTTACAAAACGTCTGGACAAGAATGCCTACCTGCTATGTTCTCCCGAACGTCCAATTGTTGAGACGCAAATTATGGATATTTTGAAAATGCATGAAATGCCATCTGGTTGCAATGCCATTGTGGCAATTGCATGTTATTCGGGGTACAACCAAGAGGATTCTGTAATTCTCAACCGAGGTAGTCTTCATCGTGGATTTATGCGAGGACTCTATTATACCCTGTATAAAGATGAAGAGCATCGCAACGTTGCATCTGGTCGCGAAGAGCGCTTTTCTCGTCCAAAGCAGGAGACTACTCGAGGTTATAAGAATAGTTCTTATTCTGCTATTCAGGAATCGGGAATTCCCATGAAAAATGCAGTCGTTCACGAAAATGATGTTCTCATTGGAAAGATTGTAAATGTCAAGAGCGATCCGCACGGTTATTTGTATCGTGATTTGTCCACAACACACAAGAATTCAGAACCTGCTCGTATTGACGGCATTTGGAAGGACAAGAATTCGGACGGATACCCGTTTGTTAAAGTGCGAGTTGTATCTGAGCGTATTCCGCAGATTGGAGACAAGTTTGCGTCACGTTCGGGTCAGAAGGGAACGTGTGGTATGATTCTTGACGAATGCGACATGCCATTTACCGCATCTGGTTTGCGTCCCGACATTATCATGAATCCACATGCAATTCCATCTCGCATGACAATTGCACAATTGTTGGAGACAATGTATGGACGCATTGGAACACGACTTGGAACTCTTGGCGATGGAACGCCGTATACACATCTCGGACTCCCTGAATTACGAGAGCACATGGTAAATCTTGGTCTTCATCCATATGGCAATGAAATCATGTACAATGGAATGACGGGCGAAATGATGGAAGTGGAAATCTTTATTGGAACCACACATTATCAGAGACTAAAGCACATGGTAATTGACAAGGCACATTCGCGTTCAAAGGGTCCAATTGTCTCTCTGACTCGTCAACCCTGCGAAGGTCGTTCACGAGACGGGGGGTTGCGCGTAGGAGAGATGGAACGAGATGTCTTTATTGCACACGGCATTTCGTCATTTGCCAAGGAACGTCTCATGGATGTGTCAGATCCATTCACTACAGGAACATGTAACAAGTGTGGAAGTCTTGCAGTCATGAATGAAAAGGATAAGATGTTTGAGTGCAGAAATTGCGGCAGCAAAACACAATTGGAATACAAGACAATTCCGTATGCAGTAAAATTGTGGTTGCAGGAACTTGAAGCAATGCACATTAGTCCTCGTTTAGTCGTCTAACAAATTTAGAACATTGTATTTACCTCGTGGTGTTTCAGGATCCCATGTTATCTTCATGATTTCTTCTCGTATGAGATCGCATTTTTGTTTACAACGCATCATTTCTGCCTTTTTCAGTTTCAAACGATACAACTCTATTTCCCTTCCACGAATATGCGGAAAATTAGAATCTTGACACATGAATTCGGGAAGTGCATTTCTATACGAAAATGTTCCTCCTCGCAGTGACCGGGGCAGGTCTGATGGAATGTATGAAAGTAAGTTACCTGTGAGATATGTATATTTCAAGTTTGGAGGAAAAACAGGAAGATCTTTTATCTTGTTATACGAAATATCAAGTATCGCCAGAGATTTCGGAAACGAAGGAACCTGTTTCAAGAGATTATTTGAAACATACAGGGATCGTAGACTGTTTGGAAGATCTGGAATTCTTTTTAATTTATTTGAACATAGACGTATATGTTCCAAGTTGTTGGGAAAGTATACTATTTCACTAATGTAGTTATTCTCGGCATAAAATTCTACTAGATTTTTTGGAAGATGATGAATGAATCGAATTTTATTCATAGACACATCAAGAATTTCAATTGAATCAGGAAGAAACAACCCTGTTAATTCATTTCCGTTTAGAAACAAAACTCGAACATTGTCAGGTATTGTAGGATGTGTTTGAAGATTCAAATTTCGTAGGTCGAGTGGAATACTATCATCATTGATCTCTTTCCAAATTCGCACAATTTCCGATGCGCTATTCATTATAAAACGGATTAACAATAATATACTGCTGTTATCCATATACGCAAAATGAGTCTTGAAATTGTTATTGGTCCCATGTTTTCTGGAAAGACGTCGTATGTATATTCTATTGTAAAACGATATAGTAGTATTGGTGTTTCCGTTGTTGTAATTAAACCAACAAATGACAAACGTTATTCCCTGCTACCAGAAGTCGTAAGTCACGATGGAGTTCGGTTCGAATGTGTCTTATCAATCAACCCTCTTATGGAACTCGATTTTGAAGTGACAGAGGCAAAGGTTATCATTATTGAAGAAGCACAGTTCTTTGACGATTTGGTGCCCTTTGTACGATCTATGGTTGACAATTTCAAAAAGATTGTAATCGTAGTTGGTCTAGACGGCGATTACAATCGCAAACCTTTTGGTACAATCCTGCAATGCATCCCCTTTGCAGACAAGGTTACAAAGTTAACTGCACTATGTTGTCGGTGTTCTGACGGAACACCTGCCATATTCTCTCATCGAAAAGTCCAAGACAGGGATCAGGTTCTTATTGGTGGGGCAGACAAGTATGAACCATTGTGCAGGGAATGTTATCTTGACCAAATCAAAATTAAAAAGTAAAATTAGTTTACATTGAAATCTTTCTTATTCAAGTTGCCATACCAGGATTCAAATATCAAACACGCATGCTGTCAAATCCAATTTAAAACTTTTTTTTAGTATTTTATGTAGTTTTTATCATCTATTCATCCCTGTTATTATTGATAACAACATTCACAATATTTCCGATAGCATCGCAGACCGTTGTAGATTCGTATATCATCTTCGTAGTGCAAAGAAGAAAACCATTGCCGAAACCGTCTTTGAATTGGACGAACGGTAAGTTTTTCGTAAATTTCATCCAGAGCAGTCTGAATCACTTCATTAGACCTCTCAATCTCCAATGCTTTATCAATCAGTAACTTCATAAACGGATCCATTTAGACTCGTGTTCTACTTTTTAAGGTCGGGACTACTTTTTTTCTGTCTTCTTACGAATCTGTTTTAACGGTTTCGCCAGTATAAATTACAATTTTACCGTCGTCTCTTCGCATACGAAGACCTTCTATAAGTTCTCTAGGAACCATATTTAATTCTAATAATTTATCTCTGGTATAACTCTCTACATTGGAATATCGTTGTCCATCATGCCATTCAGTATATTCAATAGAATGAGAAGTAAAATTAAAGTTTTTTCCATTGTTAAACATTTCTTCTATATAGTAATAATCTTGTACAACAAATATTTCTTCATCTTTTTGAAATTTTAGAATAAATATTTTTGTACATGGTACATTTGTAAATGCTATAATTTCAGAATCTAAATTAAAAACACCCTGTATTTTTTCAATCAAGTATGTTGACAACAATTGACGAATTGTGAATTTTCCATCTATAACAGGTAGTTCTTTCCAAAAAAAATGTTCCATATGTAAGTTTGTTAAAAAACACCTAAATAATGTATAATCGTCAATGATATCGCATCATGAATAACTGCCCCCCAGTATGCAGAATAAAATGTAGTTTTGAATCCAAAAATCATTACAAGAATCAAAACAATCGACCGAAGAAATGTATTGATTAATGAATTGGATGTTGGATACAGGAGAATGTTTTTCATTATTCATGTAGAAGGTATTATTTGTGAAGGAATCAGAGTTGCTAGTACGGCGGGTCTTACTTTTCGTATGACTAGAACAAGCAGTAATAATACCATAAATCCTATAAAGACGTCTAAAATAATGCTAAATGATGAAGGAAACCCTGCAAAATACGATACAATTGGATTTGCATTGACTCCCTGACTGTATTCAACAAATCCGGGCGTGGTCATTTCAACATACCTGTCGTAATTCAAAGCATTCGTCTTCTTGTCCTCCAAGTAGTTTTTGAAGAATTGCAAATTGCCAGAAAGATTGTCCTTTATTTTTGACTGCTTGTCACGTATATTTGAAATCGAATCTGTATATCCCTTGAGTTTTTGTGTCTCATTTTCAAGCGACTGATATTGATTTCTGTATTCTTGAAGAACGGGTTGTAATTTCTCAGTTTGAAGTCTCTTCTTCTCCTGTTGTAACCAAGCGTCTCCATTTTTTAATGTATAATATCGAATACGAGCACCCTCAAATATTTCAGGTTCTGCATCTCGGTTACGAGCAGCATCTTGATAATATTTGAATGCTTTTGCTACTTCTGCTTCCGTCATTATTTAGAGACAACAGCAAAGTATATTGCTGCTGCTAACCCACCGGCAAGGGCCAAGACTGCAACAATAGATGTTACCGTAGAAGGTAGCACAAAACCGGCAACAAGGTAAATTAATAATACAACTGCCAATGTAAATGTCAAAATCTGTAGAGGTAACATTTTATTCTTGTATCCAGCAGTCTGTTTCTTTGCTTGAGTAATTTCGCTTTTTAATTTATCGGATTCTTCATATACGCCCGATATATTTCCTGTTAGATTGGTTGCTTCACGAATAACGTCGGATGCCTCTTTACGAAGTTTACCAGATGTTACTTCTGCTTGTGTAATTCGAATTTCGCCTCCGAGAGAATTGACGTCTCGTTGCAATCCTTGCTCTCTGGTTTCAACATCGCTTATAATTGCAGAGGGATCTTCATCATCTAGACGTTGAAATATATTGCCGTTGCTAGCAGATTCTTTAGTTGTAATCCATACGCGACTTGTTGCGGGATTTACAGTGACAGACTGGATCTTTCTTCCACTTGTGCTAATGTTTTTACACTGTGATGCAGAATCATATGGATACGAACATCGTTCAAGATTTCCATACGTCGAAGGATCCGTCGGAGTAGCATAAATTGCTTTATTATCAATAGATGTTGCAAGTGGAATCTTATTTTGTAACGCAGGAACTTCTACCCAACTACCCTGACCTGTTCCAGTGCCCCTGTACGTGCGATATGTTCCGTTTGTAAATTTGATATTATATACATTTCCAGGACTCGCAGAAAAGGTTCCCTGATCTAGTCCCTCTCCTGGAGGTTGCGGAACATCTACCCAATTTCCAGTTGTACACGGTTTCGCACAACCCTTTTTTCCAACAAATAGGAAAGAATCAGAAATACCTAAAGTAGTACCATCTCCCTGTGCGTCATAACTTTCCCAGTTTCCAAATCCGTCGATTGAAATTCGTGCAAATTTTCTTTTTCGTCTTGTTTCTGTTTGAACGTCCTTTCGGATTGAAAAAAGACTTGGCGGTTCTCCATAACCAAATGTTCCCTGACCAGTTATTTTAATATTTCCATGTGCCGAAGTCATGGCAGTCGATGGTCCAGGAGACCATCCAAATAATTCCCAAGTGCCAGGATTTTCATTAGGATATATTGCTTGAAACAATCCTTCTGGAAATGCGGTAATCCAAAACCCATCCTCTGTTTTGAATCCTATTTGGTTTCCAGACAAATATGCAACACGTAGTTTCAAAGGACTTGACTGCAGTCCATTTCTTCCAAAGTAATAGTTTTCACTTTGTACCGTAACAAGGTCATTCTTGCTTATGTCTCGATTTACTTCTACCTTTTCATCAGCATCGTACAAAATATACGCATACTGTGAATCTGTTGCAATATCTATTATATTTCCTACAATACCTGATGGCGTAGGAACTTGTTTCCACTCGGCGTCGTCACACGGTTCGCGACATCTCCAGACATGGTTATGCACGTTTACCCCCCAAACATACCCCCCTGTAGAAGAAGATACCCTTTGCAATTGTCCGGGCACATTGATCCAATTTCCAAACTGTAAAAGTTGATTCTTTACATAGTTAAATAAAGAATCAGACTTCTGACGATATTCCGTCATCTCTTATATTACTTACTGGAAATTCTGTCCGACAAATTTTGAGGTAGGTACGACAAGTCTATTTCCCAGACGAATGTCGGAAAGTTGTCTATAATCAATTTTAGGATGATCTTGAACCTGAAGGGACGACGTGGAGGTTGTCACGCCCAGTACCTGCAATTTGCGAATATGTGTAATGTCTGATGAGTTCATGGTAACCTGTTTTTTATTAGGTGCTTGGTATCCTACACAAGAACATCCGTTTGCCGTTCCAACGAGAATGGACGAAATAACAGACGACATTATATAGTAGAAATAATATAATGGATAGCGAGGTATATCAAGAAACAAATTCTGCACAACTAGCATCGGCAATGCAGCAGTATAAAATAGTTAGTGAAGGTTATGTTCGACTGGTACGATTGGGACTTGAATCGCCCCCCGACAAGCGCGCAGATTTCATTTCTACACTTGAAAAGGAAAATCAGCGTCTGCAACGCATTGTAGAAGGACTTCTTCATATGTGGGAAGGAGACAAGGCAAAATTGACAGAGTACGGAAAGTATAAAATTTCAGAACTCCGCAAAAGACTCGAAGAATACAAGAAGGAATTGGAAGAATTAAAAAATGCCCAGGATGAACTTGTAAAATTACAAATACTCAACCAGAGTGTACAAACTCAAAATACGCAGGATAGAATGGTCTATTTTGGATACATTATTGCATGTCTTGTCTTGTTGATACTCGTATTTGTACTGTTTGTATATACTTCATTCTCTACTTCTAGGACGACGGCAACGACGGCAACGTCGGTATTATCGACGGGGACGACACAGTTGTAGTAGTCATGTAAAATCCAAAAATGAACAATATCGGCAACAAAACAAGTATAATGCCTATGCGTAAAAGAAGATTATACCCATTTGAAACATTTATTACTTTGGGAGGTTCTGGAGTACTTGTAAAGTCAGTATATCTTTGTTTTGCAGTTTCAAATGTATCTTGAATTTTTTGAGCATCCTTGAACATGTCGGATGCAGAATCAAACAAACCAGACAATTGTTCATTGTCATTCGTATAAGTCTCTGAAAAGTACTTCATGTCTCGTTTTTCCTTGTCAACTTGAAGTCTTTTTTCGTCTAGTGTTTTTTCAATCAAATCTCGTGCATTTTTATATGCACGTTCATAATCAGAAATCCCCGTAGTCAAAAATTGAACATAATTTCCAGAGTATTCGTCAAGCAACTTGTTAAATGTTTCCATTATATTACATTTGCTACACAAAATCTATAGTACGGAGTTGACCCAGACGTCTCACTCTTTCTCATGATTTCAATAACATCTCCGGGTTTTGCACCAATCCATCGCGCTTGAGCATCTTGAACCCAAATGTACGGAAGGGGCATGTATTCCTTATGTCTCATTCCCAACTGCTGCAAAAACGGCAGGTCTACATCAAGAACAATTCTATCGTCCTGAACACGCTTAGTGATGGCAGGCAATGAGATGTGAAACTTCTCAAATACCTTTTCAATTTCTTCCTTTGAAAGAATTCGATGTGCAGGCACCTTTCTATGTCTTGTAATGTCCACCGTCAATTGTGCATTGTGAAATATTTGAATCTTGTTTGATACATTTGATACTGCATTGACAATTGTTTCAGATGGAGGAACTTGAACTACAATAATACCTGTAGATGCTCCGTTTTCTGCAACAAGATTGACAATATTTCCAATATCCTTTTCTGACACACGAGAACGTCCAGAAATTACAAGGACATTATCGTATTTTGTCACAGAACCCAAATCACTCTCTATGTTTTGTGGAGCATCTGTATTGACTCCTCGAGACTTTAGCATGGTAATGAGAATTTCTGTATTCATTTGTGTTGTCTATATTATGCCATTTCTTTTAATCCGTTTTATAATAATGAAAAACACCAGTCTTTTGTGGATAGTTCTAGCCGTATTAATCATTATTGGCGTTCTCTTTTCGGGAAGAGAGAAATTCGGTGTCCCAGAATTTATAGACCACGCTGACGATAAAGTTACTCGTCTAAACGAAGAATCATCGTATTCCCAGACGACAAACTTACTGCGGGCTCCGGATTCGAAACGTCCACCAAGAGGGACTCCGACGGGGCATCGCGTCGGGCAGTTTGAGGCACATACTGCTCCATTTTAGAGGGGTCTTTCCGGCACTCTTGTACAATGCTCCAAAACTCCTGCAGGTCCTTCAAATGAGTTTTCAACCAAAGAAAGTCTCTCTTGATGTTTTTAATTCGTATATTTCCGAGCGTCCAGAATATGATACGATATTCGTCGCCCTCTAGCGAATTCTTCCACTTTTTAAAGTCCTCTTCATCTTCCTTGTATGTAATTTTTCCATCGTCATGAACAGCAAATATTCCTTTATACGGAGATTCATTGTAATTTTTATACTGTGTTTGTGTACAGGTTTTGAATTGAACTTCTACATAGTCACACTCGTCAATTCCGGTACACTCCATCTGTAGTTGCATTTGGTGATAATAATAGTCTGGGACGGCACTTTCTTGAGTAAATTGACGACTAATTGGACACTTGAATTCCACAAGGCGTCCCCAACGAATATCAAGTGGATCTTTTGTTAGAACAATTCCGTCTGGAGAAGCACCTAGAAATTTGTAGGCGGGATGTTGTACACACGACACGTCAACGACTTCTGCCCCCCCTTGAATGTCTGAATAAATCTTTTTTGCTATCGGTTCAAATTGTGTACCCCACAGGCATGCCGTTATTGATGCTCCGTTCCCCCTGTCTTTTGGGGTTACTTTTGAGGTCAAGAGTTCGTAACGAGCAGCAGGGGTTGCTGTATGAAATGCCTTTGATACTTCAGAAGCAGTAATCATTTCCGATCGTTTTTGCAACCATCCATCTGTACGCTGATCTGCCTTGCCATAATCTCGAAGAACTCGAAAGATTTTTCGTCGTCGACACCATAATTTTCCAACTTCTTCCGTCTCAAGAAGTTTGTAGACGTGCTTCTTGTATCTAGTGTACGAGTAATTGTTTTCTCTACAAATTTGTTTGCACAGGCGATTTAGGTGTGTAGAATATTCTAATGACAATTGAAAGAGTTCCATTGTGTTTACTATACACGGGTCAACTGTTTTCCATTTTGACTAATAATATATAATGGGAAAAAATTGGATGATTATAATATTCTTGTTGGGTCTTTTGTTCCTTGCAGTAGTTTATCGCCCTACACAGGTAATTGTAAATGATAGTCCAGTGAAATTTTCATCCGTTCGTAAACATCCCTTTGATGTATACGCAGACCCGTATCACCCCCCTGAGCGAGACAATCCATATGTTTTAAATTCAAATTATCAACAGGTTGGATTTCTACAGGGTCAAGACCGCGCAGGAATGTTACCACTGTTTGGTAGACCAAATCCCCACAACAAGAACAAGTGGGATTATTACACCATGACTGATGGGATTAAATTACCTATTGGATATCGAGGAAGAAAGTGTCAAGACAATGGGTGTGACGAAATTAACACCTCTGACGAATTAAATGTAATGGGACTTGGCAAGTACAAGAGTCAACTATACGACACGAAGGACCTTACGCGCTTTTAAATAGTTGTAATTAAATATGGAAAAAGAGATTTCAACACAAGAAGATTGGGTACTACATAGATTAAACAAGTTCTATACTCTTGAAAGAATTCAAAAAGTCAAGGATATTCTTTCAGGAAAATTAAATATTTCACTGCGCATTCTAGATTGGTTTGTGACAAATTATGCAAAGGGGAATAACGTTTCTTATGTAACCGCGACTGGTAGACATGTGATTGTATATTTGGCATACAAGTCTCACCTGAAGGCATATTCAAAAAAAATGTTTGATCCATTCTGTCGTTGTGCTCGTATTGATTTTCATGGCATTTCAACAACTGTTGGACAGTTAAACTTTTTTGCATGGATTATTGAAGACGAAATTCTAGACTACCTATTGTCACATCGAGATCTTGTATACTCTGACATGGAAACACGAATGCCCGTAGGAATGGATGGTAAGAAGGCAGCGGATCCCGAAAATGCGACACGAAAAAAACGTCACGAACTATCACATTCTGCTACAAAGTCCATGCGAAAGCATGATGTAAAACTCGTAGTATCTTTCAAGTAAATATGCGGATAATTTTTGAGTCTTTAATACACATTAATTGTAATGTTGTCGCGAAATTCGAAACATGTATACCCAGTCAATCGCGATATAACCGAGTTTGACTTGGATACAGATATTGAAGAATACAATTATGACGGTCGAGAAGTCTATCGTGGCAATTTAGATCCACAATTTTCTACAGGTGAAATGCAGGTATATTGGTTGTACGAAAACGACTGCCGCGTAGGTCTCGTAGAACATATTAAGGAAAAACATACATGTTATTGGTTTCGAGATGACGTGTTTTCTACTCTTTTGCAAGAAGACTGGACTCCACAAGATAGAACCATTTGGAATATCATGAGCGAAGAAGCATACGAAGATTGTATGCGTCGTGGACTCGATACACCTGAAAAACTGAAACCATATACATCTCTTGAGATTGTAACACCTGCCGATATAATTGAATACAAACATGCCAACAAATCTTGTATAAACTGTCAGTCGACAAACTTATACAAGGGATGCATCACAGACAAAAAATTGCCTACGTTTGATATTTTTTATACTTTATTTGTTGATTCAGACGGTGTTATTTATGCTCCTCCGAGCGACACCCAAGTTTACGCAACCTTGCGACGACGAACTGGTGCCTTGTCTGACGGGAGTCGCACGGGTTCAGAAGATGTACTTGGCACAGGAGTTGGGGGAACGTCGTCAACTGCCTGATCCGTCTCCTCCTCCTCCTCCTGCAGTGCTTTTGCTGCACCGCCTTCTACTGCAGCAGGCATTTCGCTGTCATCCTCATCCTCTACAAACATTTCACGAGCAGACTTCTTGGAACGCTTCGAAACCTGTACATACGTCGGTTTCCAAGTTACTCCAAAACTCTGACCAATTACATAGATTGAACCCTGTGCAACCATCTTTGCACTGCAACCCTTTCCAAATACTGCGGGGAGATCAGACGGGTTATTTACGTTAACGTCATCGTCGTGCTCGTCAATAATCTCCATACAAACCTTGCCGTCGTAAACCGGCAACTTGTAACGGAAACTTGGCGGGTACTTGCCATTTGGCACGTAACCATCATCCGTCTTGTCCACGCTGACACTCAAGAACTTATTGAATGAATCTCGAATAGACTCCTCGCCTCGCTTCTTACCAAACCACTTGGCACTATTCTCCGTTGCCGTCTGGATAACGCGCTCCTGAAAGTCTCGTAGGAAATTGTAGGCACGAGAAACGTCATCCGTTCCAGTTGCCTGTTCCTGAGCATACGGATCGCAACCCGTTAGCGACGCAGACATTGTATACGACAGTGTCGTGCTACCATCCTTATTTTCATTCTCCTTCACCAGACAACCTCCCGGAAACGTCATCTGTGGAAAACGAAACTGAACATTTTGATTGTTGTACTTGAATGCTACTGATACGCCTCCTTGCTTGTTACGTTTGGGTTCTGCGAATTGAATATCGTTTACTGAAATGCGAGTTACACTTACTACTGCGGGTGCTGCCATTGTGTGTATGAGAATATCAAAGTCTACTTAAATACTTTATAACTGAGTGGTGTGGCATGATTCAAGTAAAAAAACAACTGATCCGTTTTGTACGAATATTCTCGTATCTATTTATAGCTTATTATCGCTGAAATATAATGACCCCCCCACTGTGTCTTGCGTGCAAACGAAAAAATAGTACAGATCGATGTACTAATAAAAGTCTTCCAAATTTCATGTACTGCGGAAGACATGTCAAGATCAAGGATGTTAAACCGTGGGTAGCATCTCACCAAACCTTGCTACTTAAAATTATAAGAATTCAATCTATTTGGAGAGGAATTCTATGTCGAAAACCACTCAAATTAGCAGGCAAGGGGGTATTGAAACGATCGCTGTGTGTCAATGATGAAGAAATGATTACTCTTGAAGACAAGCAAAAGATTTATCCATATGATTTCTTCTCATTGGAAGAGGACGGAAAAGTTTGGTTTTTCGATCAGAGAACCATGATTCAGTGGTCCCAAAAAGACTTGATCGTTCGTAATCCTTATACGCGAACTCAACTTTCTAACGAGGATACCGCACGTATACGAGAATTGTACGTGTGGAGACGAAAGAACAGGATGGATGTTTTTCATGAAATTCCCGAACCCACGACTGCAATTGAAAAACGAGACAGGCGTTGGTTGCGCGTAGTTCAGATTCTTCGCGAAAAGGGGTTCCAAGAGATTCATTATGAACATTTTATAGCATTAAACTACCCTCAGTTGGCAACATTTATAAATTCATTGACGGAAGATATTCGTTGGTGGATTCATGAAAAACCTGGAAGACCTGTAAAATATGTACGCTGGCTTATCAATATGCGAAATTTAATGCACACGTACAGAAATCCAGTACATTTGAGTTGTGATATCGCGTGTATTCTTTTAACTATTTTGTACGATGCTACCAAGGTTGAGGATATATGTTTTCATATTTACAATGCTTATCAGAGAGCAGATGACGTCATCAACTTTGTCTACTCGTAATATTTCTGTATATTCTTGTATTTTTCCCAGTGATATCCCCAACGCCCCAAAACAATTCTCTCTGTTATTGCGCGTCTAAACAATAATTGACGGAATAACTCGTAGAACATTTTCTACGTAAATTATCGTAGGGAATTTCAATTCGTTTTTATATCAAGTAGAAATTGAAAAAGTTGTAGTTGAGGTTGTTTTTAGTCTTTTTTTTATGAATTCATAAGCATCGCAATCAGTTCATTCTTTCTCTTCCCTGTAGCACCCTTAATCTTCCTGTGCTTACAGAGTTGCTTCAGGTCAGCGACCTTCATCTTCTTGTAGTCAGGTTGGGGCATGATGCCATCTGTATCTACTTCTACGACAGGGGGGAGTGAAGAAGAAGAGGAAGAAGAAGATAATGAATCTACATCATCAATAACACTATCTTTCAAGAATTCTCTCCAAAAGTCTTTCTTGAAATATGTGAATAATCTCCAATCAATTCTAAAATTTCCAATAATACACGCGTTGATGATTTCTTTAAATTGTGTATTTAGGAGTGTATTTTTTATTTCAGTTGCTTCTTTTATACTATCTACCTTTATACTCATTGAATTCTCAGAAGTAGCATATTTACCCTCCATATCAATTATAACATCATTCAAACCATTATCTCCAAATATCACCTTTGATATTCCATAATGTCCATTTTCACATGTTTTTGAATATAAATAACGAACACCTGTTTGTGGAATTGTGTGAACTACTGGATATTTAAATTCATCTGTTTTTGTTCTTGATGTATATGATTTATCGCTACCATAATTAGACCGATTATAAATAATTGGACATTTCTCTTCCCCCTCCTTTGCTAAAAGACGCATTACAATATCAATCATATAATTAGGAAGCCACTCAAATTCTCTCATATTCACGGAAACCTCTACTCTT